GCGGCTGTGTCCACCGTCAGCGGTCCACTACCTTGCGGTGTCGTGTTTTCGCTCATTTGATTCCCAAATTGTCAGCCTAAACGGTAGGCCACCGCCTCGTTAGAGGATTTTCCAGCGCTTTTTAACTATCTCGCTCGTAGCTGCCATAGATTCAAAATGCGCTATGACTGATTGTAATGCGTTTATTTTCAAATACGCAACCTCTCGTTCATCAATATTGTGAGGCTGAGAATTGACAATAACCGCCAGTTCTGCGTTCTTTAGCTTCTCAATCTCTCCCATGAAAAACTCATCGGAGATTAGGTTTTTAGCTCGTTGCGCTTTGTCCAAGGATTGACCCCACAATTTGATTTATGTCCACAGGAGAACCCATTGGGGTCTGCTGTTGACCAGAGGCAAACATCTCGTTAAATGTCTGTGCTTGAGGCATATTTTGCCATTGTGTTCCCTGTAAGGAAACGCCAGGGAATAAGTCCTCAAAAGTGACATTCTGCACAGGGCTGTAAGTGTAGGTCGGAGAAGTCCAATCCTCTGGAATCGGCACTTGGGCGAATCCCTGATTGGCAAAGTTATTCCCTGCGCTACCACCAACATCGCTTAGACCTAGTGGGTCACCAGTTACAGCGTTAATCAATAGACCTGCCCTAGTAGCATCTAAAGCCTGTTTAAAAGTCAGACCTTGGGCGGCGGCAGAAGTGGCGAATTGTGGAGAAACATAGTTATTTGCCAAGTCCTGCATTGCTTGGTCATAAGCGGCATTTTCTGCGGCAATACGAGCGGCTTCTTGTTGTGCGGCTTGAGCTGCGGCCTGTTCTGCGGCAAATTGTTGGGCAGAGGCTTGGGCGGCGGCTTGCTCGGCAGCGATTTGCTCTGCGGCTGGAGTTGAAATCTGTTGAGTTATTGTCTCGGCAGTAATCGGTGCAGCGCCAGCAGGATTGAACCCACCACCAACATCAATGTTGTCAGGGCCAGTTACGCCACCAACCTCAGAACCAGCGCCTTCAGCACCAATGTTTGACAGGTTAGATGCCAAGGCCGCAAGTTTTACAGCCTTTCCCACATCAGTCTGGAAAAAGTCGTTAACAGAAGTGGCTAAGTCTTGAATTCCAAGCGCACCAGTTAAGTTATCAACCCAACCACCTAGAACGCTACCCAAAAGACTTCTGCCGCCAGTTTGAGTTAGGGTGGTAATCTTTCCATCTTCAGCAATGTATCTCCCATAAGCGCCGTTGGCTGGCATGATGTAAGACGCACCTTCGCTCGTATTTCCCATGCCTTGAATCGGGCCACGAACGGATGTAATGTCGTACATCTTTGCGCCACCAAGGTCAAATGGTAATGCGCCTTCTTTCCCGTAAGGCATCAATATGCCTGTGGTAGTCGCACCCATTTGGTCAATGACACTTTTAGCCTCTGGACTTGAACTAATGTCAAAGCGAATTCCGTTGTCTTGAATCTGCTTTTGTACATCGTTAGTCAGTAACTTTGGAAAGTAATACTGACGCTGAACACCAGAACCATCATCAAAAACCATCCCCTTAGTAAGAACTGAATCAGGGATAAATTCATACTGTTGACCATTTACTTCTACATTTAACTGGTAAGTTCCCTTCGGGTCAGTACCATTGCCGTAAAAAGTAGGCCAGTTATATTTAATGGATGGTGTAGCCATAGGTTAGCCTGGTATTTCTACATTAGAAGTAATCCCTGCACCCACCTTCATGGCTTTCATTTGGGCTTCGGCTAAGAATTCCTCTTGTTTCAATTGGAGTTCTGCGGCAGATTTCTCACGCTCAAACTGGAGTTTGGCGGCTTCTTTCTCACGCATTAACTGAATCTCGGCAGCGGCTTTTTCTCTTGCCAACTGAATGTCAGCTTGAGCCTTGGCTTGTTGAGCCTGAATGTCCGCTTGGGTCTTGGCCATGTATGCCTGCACTTCAGGCGGCATTTGTGGCTGTTGTGGCGGTGGGTTAGAGAGTTGTTGGTCAAGCTCTGGAGTGATGGATTTATAGAATTCAGCAGAATCCTTAAATCCTGCGGCTTCCACCATACGACCAAGAGTATTGCGGTACTGACCCATTGAAACTAGAGGATTAGCTGGCCCCATTGTCTGAAGCACTTGCTCTTGTTTGGCAAGAACCATATTCAACATTGCCATTTGTTCTTGGCGGTTACCAGCACCCAATCCGACATTAATATCAACATCGTACTGATTCGACCACTCACGAGGGTCAAACTGGACATATTGACCACGCATCCGAACGATACGAGGTTTGTCTTGGTACTTACAGAGAAGATGGAGAATCCCTTGGAACAGCGACTTAACGCCAGTTTCCGCAAAGATTCGAGCAATCATCTCAATCTTGCCAGCGGCAGACTGTTGCATAGACGCAACAGCGGCGGCGGTCACATTCTGAAGAATAGACGGGTCAAGACCTTGGGAAGCCTCTGTTACACCTGTGCGCTTTTGTTGGATTGAGTCCAAATATTGAAGCATCGGGAAGGCTTGAGCCGCAACTGGTTGAACAGCCAATTGCTGAACAGCGCCTTGAGACTTAATGCGAACCACACCGCCAGCGGTGGCAGTTAACAGGTCATCTAAGTTAACTTGTCCGTCAACAGCGGTCACACGGGCGTTATTCGTCAGATACAGGTTGTCAAGAATCTGTCGAGTGATAGTTGTCTTGATTAACTGCAAATCCATCGTTCTGTCAGCGAGAGATTCACCAAAGAACTTGTGTGGAGTAGGAATCGGGCAGAGTGAGTGGAAAGGAATGTAGTCAGTTTCCTCATCGCTCAAAATCTCGTTTGAAGCATAGAAAACTTGACGCAATTCAGCGATGCCATCACCATCAATATCTGCTGTGACATAGCACTCGAAAACCTCGATTGTCTCCATTGACTCATCAACAGAGATTCCATCGTCAGGATTCTCGCCAGGCGCAACACGGGCTAAGTACTCAGGTGAGTAAGTCAGCGCACTAGAAGCCTGTAACCCATCCACAATGTCTTTATCAAAGCCCATTGCGATTAGGTCGCTACGAGTAATCAAACGGCGGTGAGCAACGAAAGGCGCATCCTTTGGGCTTTTCTTAGCTCTCTTGGAGATGAGGAATTCTTCAGGCGGGACATTCTCAACAACCACATGGCCTGATTTCTTCTTTTTCTGGACTGTGACGCTGTTTGATGAATACATCACAGGCTGACCCATTGGGTCAAGGACAGGATTGCCAGCAGGGTCAAGAACTGGATTCTCTACCACTTCTTTTTCGACCACTTCCATAGTCTCATCAGAAAGCAACATCGCTAACTCGTCATCAGACAAGTCACGATATTTCTCTTTGGTCACATCTTCTTTATCTTCCCAATAGGCTTTAACCACGCCAACCTTTTGTAAGAGAGCGTCTTTAAACCAATCGTGCATGATGATAAGACCAGCGTTATCACGCATGAACACCCAGTTACAGTATTCAGTCGCTTGCTTGGCTCCAGCTTCATCTTGTGGGCCACGAGGGTCGAAACGAACCACCTCATCGCTTGACGAGAAGATTCGTACTAATGGGGGAAGCGCACCATCTACGGCTTCAGCCACTTCGCCAGTAACGATTGAGGATTTACCTTCAACTTCGTTGCCAAGTGGTTGTCGTAAATAGAAAGATAGTGCGTCTGTGCGTTGCTGAGTTGTCTCAGTCTCTAGAAAACCAATCGAATTATCAATCTCCGATTCGATTATCGACTTCAGTTTGTCTTGGCTCATCTTTAACCTTTGGCGGTCTGCCCATCCGTGGGCGTTGCTCCGATTGTAGCGGTTTCGCCACATTTTCAAGCATTTCAATCCGCTTTTCAAGCTCAAGAATGGTTTGCTCCATTCGGGCTATTTTCTTTGCGTCAGCAATGTCGCCTTGTTTTAAGAAATACATCAGATTACCCATTTCGGTGGTTGGTTGATAGATTTACCCCATGAAGAACCCTCATCGAGTCCTATCGCAAGATAGCGGAAAGCATCAGAGCCGTGGCTTGACCAATCGTGTAAAGGTCGGTCATAAAAGACTTTTCTCTTTTCATCAAACTCACGGCGGTAGTTTCTCAGGCAGTCAAGCCCTTGTTTCACAGCAGGGACATTGAACCAGCACCTCGGTAAAAGGCGGCGAACAGCCTGAATCCCGTCATCTACGCTCATCCTTGAGGCGATGCGGACATTTAGCCCTGCTTCCTGAAGAACCTCTAAACGGCTCTTTCCAGACCCTAATTCCCTGACCTGCACATCATGGGGCAAGATATGCTCGGCACTCGCCCAATTGTTATCTCTCAACCAAGAAACATATTTATCCAGACCAACCCCGTTGTTTTCGTAGTAGTCAACTAGACGAATCTCTGAACCAGCTATTTGCGCCACCCAAATAGCTGTCGAGTCACCCATACCCAAGTCCCATGCGGTAATCGTACGGCACAGGTCATCCCTCGGGATTTCCTGAATGTGATTCTTTGTCTCTAGGTCGTTCAGTATCTGTCCGTAATAAGACCCCTCTACGGCAGCGTTAAACGAACACTCAAACTCTTGCAGATACTTATCTTCGCCCATCTCTGACTTGGCAGCGTCTAATTCTGTCTGGGCAATTACCCCTGTTTGACTAGCCTTAAACTCCAGAAGCCCCCAACCATCCTCTGTTTCTGCCCTGTCTCTCAGGTCTTTGAAGTGGTTATGTCCCTTCGGTGTTCCGATAAACAAACACCACCCCAAGCGGTCAGCTAGTGCGGGTCGGATAATGTCAGTCCAAATCTTTGGGTTTTGGTCGCCAATCTCATCAAGAATCACCCCGTCAAAGTATTGACCCCGTAGCGCCTCTGGGTTGTCTGAGCCGTAGAGTTGGATTCGTCTGCCCCAGAAGTCAACCCTCAATTCAGAGATGTTCTGAGTCCCACCCAAAGGAGTGGAATACTTAACCAGATAGTCCCAAGCCACCCGCTTTGCTTGTCCGTAGGTTGGAGCGATATAGGCGTAGCGAGGCGCTTCCTTTTGGTTCAGGACAGCATCCTTAATGATATGGTTAATCGCAGAGACAGTCTTGCCCATCCTTCGATGTGCCACCACAACTGTAAACCGCTTGCTGTCGATTAGGTCGTGGATTTTTGCTTGTTGGTCTCTTGGGGCGTAAGGGATGACTATTTCGCCCATGTGATCTTTAACTCAACAGGCCTATCGTTATCCCCAATATGCTCAGTTCTAGCAAGGTCAGGGACAAGTTTTGCCAATACGATTTGCGCTGATTTAATTTGCTGATTAGTCATTTCAACCTGACCAAGCGAATTATCATAAAGCCTACGCATTAGCAAAGAAGCTCTAATTCCATCTTTCCAGTTGTCACTTAAATTTACTTTATTTTTACGAGCCGCCATGACATAACTCCAATTTGTGATATTTCATCTTTTCTGTGAACACTTGCAATGCTTTGTCATCAGACTTGATGATGTTCCAAAAAATTGGAATCATCTTGTTATATGTGGCCTCTGTAATAAAAGCGTGAAATTTAAAATTGTTGTCTTTTGCTTTTGCAACAATCGACCCGCCGTTGTGCAGTCCAGCCCTAAACCATTCAGCGAACCTGTCAAAGAAAGCGTTTTCCGCTGGCAGTTTAGACAAATATTGATAAAACGGAATCTGCTCTTTTTGCTTGCGATTGTTTCGTTCAACAAGTCTACGATCAAAGGCAGTCTGACCGCCAGGCATGATGTTGGTTAAGTTAGATAGACCAATCTCAGCAATTAGATCGGTTTCATAGTCATATGCTGCTTGCTCATCGCAAAACAAAGCATTTTTTCTGCGCTGAATTTCAAATCCAAGCGACCATATGTGTTTGATTTTATTGCACTTTTTGGAGCATACCCCTTTTAGTGCATCTTTCTCATGTTGCTCAATTCTGTTGCCAGAACCTTTACCTACATAGAATGTCTTTCCATCAATAGGATTGACTAATTCATACACATACCATTTATAGTGATTTGTCATTTTTACCAATTCCTTTCGGCCTGTTGGTCTTGTTTATATAACTTTAGTTCACCATTTCGTCTTGGCTGCCCAAAATGCTGCGCTCATCTTACCCTTGGCAATGTTGTCAGCATGACGAGCCTTGAAAGACTTTCTACGGGCTTTATCAGCCTCGCTTTCGCCTTTCTTTGGTGGGCTACCTGTCACGCCTTGTTGACCAAAACGAATCAGTTTCACCTCGTCACCGCTTTTCGCAAGAACCGCATGGCTCTTGGTTGGGTGGTTAGGTGTTCTCTTTGGTTTGTTGTAACCAGAGAATGATTCGTTTCCTCGCTTCATGCTAGTTTCTCAACAGGGATAAAGACATTATCAGACCACACTCTCTCAGCGAAAAAGTAGCCCATTCGTTGAATCATTATAGCGATTTCAGCGTCATTCATGCCATTTTTGGCTAGTTTCTTCTGCTCAATAATGATAATCGGGCGACTACGCATAATCGTATTTCTTGCCCCTCGGAGTGCGTTTTCCTCAAAGCCTTCTACATCCAACTGAATGAGGTCAGGGCTGAGATTCAGGCTGTCAATGGTCATCATTGGGATACCCTCTTGGGTTTCCTCAATCTGGAGCGCACCAGCATTAGCCTCACCATCTCCCTCAACCATCTTACAAAAACCCTCTTTGTCTGAGAGTCCAGCTTTGTAAATCTCTACATTCTCGTTACTGACATTTCGCTTAAAGCACTCAAAGTTAACATCGTCAGGCTCAAAAGTCACCACTTTGGAAAAAAGCTCGGCGTAAATCTTTGACCAAACCCCACAGTTTCCACCTGCGTGAATCACAAGACCTCGGTGCGGAACCCATTTAACCAAATCAGGGATAGCTTGCATCTCAACAGGAATCCACTTCCAAGCCTCTACATCAGACTTAGGCCACCACCAGCCATCACGATTTTCGATTAAATCTTCCATTCCTCTTGCCTTTCATAACCTCTAGTTGAACCCCAAAATTGGGTAGCGAAACAATGCCCATTTCCCTCATACCTGTAACCAGAAAAATGGTCTCTGGTGAAATAGTGGGAAGGGTAGATTGTCAGGGGATATTCGGTCTCGTGATAGACCTCAGTTATGTGCATCGGCCCTGTCTCAATCCATGCCCTATCTTTTAGGGTTTCTTTCTTTCTGAGGCGCTCAATACACTCACCAAAGAACGGATTTTCAGGAACAGACCCCATTACGCTGACATTTATTAGGCCAAGCCTTCGGGTTTCCTGCTCCCAATGGGCAAAAGCATCAGGCTTTAGTAACCAATCTTCTAAAGGAGAAAGGCAGACAGAATCAGCGTCTAGCGTGATTCCACCTTCGTTATATAGGATTTCATACCGCATCAAGTCAGCCACTCCGCAGAGTTCTCGGCTTTCTTGAATGTGTTTGGCATTGAACCACTTATTCCCTCTGAGGGCATCATTCCCCCAAATCTTGACCTCGTAGTCAGGATTGAGGGTTTTCCAAGTGTTTATGCAATGGTCTGGGCGCTTGGTTTCGTCACCAATCCAGACAAAGTGAAGTTTTTTAGAAATCACTTTTTGGCGGTTTTTGCAGCTTCTTTGAAGGCTTTAGCCGTGGGAGCGCCCTTTGTGCCAGGCTTTCTCATCCGTTCAGGCGTCTTACCTGCGGCTTTCTGTTTCTCAATACGCTCACGCTTTGCAGCGATGTTGGCATAGAGACCCTTCATTTTTTAGCCTTGTTCTTAGCTGTGCGCTGACCACGCATCGGCATCTTAGCCTCTGACATGGCGATAGCGATAGCTTGTTTGGGATTGCTTACTTTCTGGCCTGAAGATGACTTCAGTTTGCCAGATTTGTATTCACCCATGACTTTGCCGATTTTCTTTTGTGCTTTATTCATCTTCAGACTCCGACATTACAGGGGCTTTTTCCCATTGACGGCACACCCGCAAGGTGTGGCAGATAAAAGTGTACTTGTTGCAGTAACCACGACCACCACCATCAGCGTCAAACTCGTCTTGAGGCACGACTTCCATCGCTTCTAGAGTGTCGGGTTGGTCATCAAAATACTCGCAGTTAGCGCACAGGCGGCGCTTTGCTTGGTCAGGGGAAATGCGCCATACATTCGCCAAACCACGCCAGAATTCTGAGTTTGGAGCGTCAACCTTGACAGGGCCGAGCATCTGAGTCTCGACCAATGTGTCACGGGTTTTCTTGTTTGATTCGGTAGTCAGACCTTCGATAACGGGCTTTTCTGCCTCGATTTCTTCAATCTCGATTTTAATTTCGGCAGCAGGGGCCAATAGTCCAGCCATATAAGCCTTTCAGGGTTTTATCCCATTCTACAAAAAAAGAGGCAGTCCGTAAACCGCCAAAGTTGGCAACTGCTCAGATTCCCAACGCTTAAATTTTAACCTCATCAGGCCACAAATCAAGCTCTATCAATCTCTCAATCGTCTTTCTGTGGGCTTTTTCCCACATATCTATCCGTTCCTCTTTTGTGAGTTTTGAACCTTGGTCAAGGATAAAGTGGCATCGGATACAAAGAGCCGCTGTGTACTCATCGCTTGCCTTCACGCCTCGGCCTTTACCATGTATCAGACGATTAGAGTGAGCCGCTTGGGTTGAGCCTTCTAGTCCGCAATGCTGACAGGCCAAAGACGCAACATTCTTTAAATGCTTCTTTGAACGGAAATATTTGAACTTAGGTATCATTTTTTACCCAAATAGATAAAGATTGCGCCGTATCACCAAAAGGAAGTTGTGCGATTTTCTGAGAAATGCGTTCTCTTTCCTTTTCTGCTACTAGTTTGGCAAAACTATCGCAAGCGGAAAAGAACTTAAATCCATCTTTGCCAAGCCCATAAGACATAAGTTCAGATTCTTTAAGCATCGCCTCAAGTTCACTTTGTGTCATAAACCACCCCAAAAGTTAGATTTGTAGTCTTTCCACCTAATTCCACGCTTTATCTCCCACACGACCCGTTTAGAGACCCCATAGCGCTCTGCAAGCGCTTTCTGGGTATCAGGGCTTAACCGAATTAAATTAGCCTTCTCTACGCTCAATTTACCCCGTTTACGGCTGCTTTCTGAAATCTTTGCCGCCCTCACAGGATTTGAAGCATAAGACTTGTCCATTTTCTCGGCTAAGACCTTTCGGCTAACCGCCCTCATGTGTCCTTCAGCCAAGCAAAGTTTGTTTTTGCAGATTGTGGTGTAAACATCCCCTTTGCGCTTTGACTTTCCGTAGTGAATCCCGATAACTGTTCTGACATTCCAAGTCTTTTGCGAAAACCGAATGGTCGGATAGCCGTTGTGGTTCAGGGTGGATTTCCAAATCAGGCAGTCTCCATCTTCTTCAGTTCTGCTTAACAGGCGCTGAAGTGAGGGCATTAATCGCTCGGTTGAGGGTTTGTGGTGGGATTCTTGTCCATTGTTCTTGACAGATTTCGAGGGCGTTGTCGATTGTGATTGTGTACTCTCGTTTCCACTTGAATCCTGATTCTGAGCATCGTAAAAGAATGTGTCCTGCACTTTTTAACTTTCTATATTCAACTGAGTCTGTCTGCTTGAGTTCTTCTAAACAAGTCATCATTGCATAGACGGGAAGGGAAGTAGCGACCATCTCGCTTGAGGCATCTTCACCATCGTCTAAAAGGAATATTGAGATTCTGTGGCTTGTGATTGATTCTTTGAGTTTCTGCTTGGCAATCGCTCTGGCAATAGGATTCATGCCAGTATTGCGATTTACTTTCGTGACAAACTTCATTTGTATTTTTCAATGTGCTTAATGAGAATTTCTGTTGCGGCAGCTAAGATTTTGAAAATCAAAACAAACAAAGCACCAAAAATGAAATATTGAATATCGCTCATTTAATTTCCTTTCCAATTTCTGCCGCAGCTCTAACAATTGCTTTGCGGGTTGCATCAAGCCTGTCAGTCGGTTTTGGCAAGTCATTAAAATACTCTGTAATGCAAGACGCATCCTCATTGCCAAA